ACCTTTCATTAAAACTGCACAACATGATGCAGGTGGATCAGCACAATCAGCAAGTTATGTTATAACTCTTGCTAAATTGAAAGAAGCATTGAATGCTTCTAGTAGTTTTGATGATTTTAAAAATGCAATCCTAGCAATCACTGACGCTTAATAAATACCAACGGAAGGAGCATCTTAAGAAATGGCAATTAATTTTCCTGCAACTGCAGGGCAACCAACAAACGGTTCATATACTTATAACGTAGCAGGATTAACATATTCATGGGACGGATCTTCTTGGAATGCTGCAGGTGCTGGTGCGAGTGCTACTGATACAAGTATCTTTAGTGTTACTACTAACTCAGCTGGAACTCCAGCTCTTTCTTATAATACTGGTACTGGTGTATTCTCATATACTCCTCCTGATTTATCATCTTACCTTACAGCAGAGGCAGATACTCTTGCTACTGTAACAGGTAGAGGTAATACAACTACTACATCACTTACTACTGATGGTGGTAGTTTTATATGTCAGATTGGTCTTTATAACGAAGGATTTTATCTTTATAATGGTAACTCAACTCATCTTGGAATAAGTTGGAGCAGTTCTGCAAGTAGAAATAGAATAAAAGGTACAGGCAGTCACCCATTATGGTTTGAAGACTTTTCATATATTAGAATAAGTCCATCATCAACATATGTACGACTTGATTATGGGGAAAATCAAAAATTAATAACAACCACATCAGGTGTCACCGTAACAGGTGCATTGACTGCTGGTGGTCTTACATACCCAACAACCAACGGGAA